AGCGACCCGGCTGCGGTCGAACGACTATGAACCGACAGAAAATTCTGATTGTTGACGACTCGGAACTCAACCGAGAAATGCTCAAGGCAATCCTCGGCGATGAATATGACTACGCGGAGGCAGAGGACGGCGCGCAGGCCATCCTCATGCTCCAGCAGGATATGAATATCGACCTGCTGCTGCTGGATATCAATATGCCGAAAATCGACGGCTTCGGCGTGCTCGAGCGCCTGAATCAGTTCCGCTGGATCGAGGAGCTGCCAGTCATCATGATCTCCGCCACCGAGGACCGTGCGGTTATCGAGCGCTGTTACAGCCTCGGCATTACCGACTATATCCGCCGTCCGTTCGACTCCTTCATCGTGCAGCGCCGTGTCAAAAACACGCTTACGCTCTACGCCAACCAGAAGCGGCTGATGGGCATGGTCTCCGACCAGATCTATCAGAACGAGAAGGACAGCCATGTCATGATCGGCATCCTCAGTCATATCGTCGAGTTCCGCAACAGCGAGAGCGCACAGCATGTGCTTCAGGTGCAGACCGTGACCGAGATGCTGCTGCGCAAGCTGACCGAAAAGACCGATGTATACGGTCTGACCGAGGAAAAGATCCGCCTCATCACCACCGCGTCCGCCCTGCACAACATCGGCAAGATCAGCATCCCCGAGAACATTCTGAACAAGGCGGGCGCACTGACGCCCGAGGAATTCAACATCATCCGCACCCATCCCGTCATCGGCGCATCCATGCTCGAGGGGTTGACGCAGTACCGCGACGAGCCGCTGGTCAAGGTCGCCATCGAGATCTGCCGCTGGCACCACGAGCGCTGGGACGGCGGTGGCTATCCGGACGGCCTGCTCGGTGAACAGATCCCGATCTCGGCGCAGGTAGTCGCACTGGCGGACGTATTTGACGCGCTGACCAGTGACCGCTGCTACAAAAAGGCATACACCCACGATACCGCCATCACTATGATCCTCAACGGAGAGTGCGGCGCGTTCAACCCGATGCTGCTCGACTGCCTGCAGGAGATCAGCATGCGCCTCCGGAGCGCACTGCCGACGCTTGCCGCCGATCAGGTGCTCCGCCGCGACGCCAAGCGCATGTCTGCCGAGCTGCTGCAAAAGAGCGCTGTACCGCACAGCGACCGCGCCCAGCGCGAGCTGAATTATGTCAAGGAAAAGCTGGATTTCTTTGTCTCCTGCTGCGGCGATGTGCAGTTTGAGTATGACGTTCCTGCCGGTACCATCATAATAGCCGACCGGAGCCGTCCGCGTCAGCAGCAGTGCACGATACTGGACGTGCATGAAACGGACAGTCTCCGACTGCTGCGGCCGGCCGATATTGCGCGGCTCAGAGCCGCTCTCAAGGCCACAACACCCGAGAACAACGAGCTTTCGCTCAGCCTGCTCCTGCCGGTCGGGCGCAAGCAGCACTGGCACAATATCCGGATGCACACGCTCTGGTCGCCGTTCTCCCCCGGTCACTATGTCGGCGTGATCGGCTGTCTGACCGATGCACAGAAGGTGCAGGGCAGCAGTGCGCCCTTCCGCTGCACAGGCAAAAGCGCGACGGACGAGCCTTCGATCATCGACGATATCCAGCGTCTGAGCGCGATCTTTGATGTCGTCCGTCTGGTTGACCCGACAAAATACGCCGTGCTCGATCTCGATGCGGACGGCATTCTGCACTGCACAGGCGAGCGCTGCGCCGCATTCTGGGATAACGATGCGGGCTGCGCCAACTGCATCTCCGCACGGGCATTTGCTGAGCATACCACGCTCAACAAGCTCGAATTTACACGAAATGAGATGTATTTCGTCATCTCCAAGTATATTACGATCAACGGCACGCCTTGCGTGCTCGAGCTGGTCTCGCGACTCAACGAGGGCCGCTGGATTGACGCAAACGGCTCACGTTTTCTGCTTGACCGCACGCGCGGCGAGGATATGCAGCTGTTCCTCGACCCGCTGACCAACGTCTATTCGCGCCGCTATTTTGAAACCTACCGCACCCACCTTGAGGGCATGGAGGGCGTGGCGCTGATCGACGTAAACAACTTCAAGCTCATCAACGATCGCTGCGGCCACGCCGCAGGCGATGCGGCGCTGCGCGACATTGCAAACGCGGTGCGCTCCTGCATTCGCAAGACCGTACTTCTCCGCAAGGCGCTAAACTACGGGGTATTCAATTCCCGTAAAAAGCGACACAAATCGCGCATTAAACGCACGCTTTCGCATTTTTCAAACGCACGCAAGTTCTAAAATCGTGTGTTTGGGAACGCTGACTTTTGCGCTTTCTCGTACCTTTTTATGCCCTCGTGTCGTCAATTTGTCGTCAGATTCCCGGTGCAGTCGAGTTACTTCTCCATCGCTTCCGCCAGCTTCTTCACGAGCTGCTCGCCGTACTGGTACCGCAGCAGATACTCGATAGTCTGCTCCTCCAGACCGGCAACCTCCTGCACAGTGTCGATGGCGGTCTGCACCTCGGCGGTGCCGTCCGGAACGAACGTGCGGCACTGCGGTGCGGTGACAGACGGCAGCTTGCGTACAGCGTCGTAGGTCACGGTAAAGCCTGCCTGCTCCAGACTGCGCATCTTGATGTAGTTTACCTCATCCTTGGTGATGCACTCGCAGGTGTACGTCTTTCCGTTGAGCATAACGTTCTTCTTCTCGACCACGATCTTGTCCTCCTCTTTCTTCTCAGGCTCGGCATACTTCTGCACCTCTGCCCAGGGGAAATTGACACCCGGACAGTCGGTTTCGTTGACATCCTTGTGACGGAGCAGCTTGAGCTTGCCGTAGCGGCTCATGATGTCGCGGATGAGGTCCTTGAGCGCAGCCAGCTGTGCGGCGGGCATGGTTTCCACCATGTAAGCGCCCTCGCAACATATACCGATGGACTTGTCGTTGTGGCCCTTTGCATGGGCACCAACAGCCCATTCAGGACGGCCGCGCCAGATGGTACCGTCCTTACGGACATAGTAGTTGTAACCGATACCTGCCCATCCGCGCTCGAGGTGCCACTGGTTGATGTCCTCAACCGATGCGTGGCTTGCCTCGGCGTGGTGCAGGATAATTTCGGACGTACTGTTGCGGTATGACCAGTTGCCGTTGTGCTTTAAGTTTGCATCATGGATTTGCATCACTACCACCCTTTCCGTTGTCACCCTGCTCACGCAGAGCCTCGAGTGCTCGTTTAAGGAACGCCGGGAACGGCACGCCCATCAGGCCGAGATTCTCCAGCAGGGACAGGCCCTCGTTACCGACGAAGAACAGCACGACCGCCATGCGGATGTACGTTTCCCCGAGCGCATTGTCGAGCAGCACGCCCAGCCATACGACCAGCAGGATCATGCCTTTTTTCAGCAAGCCGGTAAAGCCTGCCTTGCTGTCCAGTGCGCCGCTCTCGGTCTTGCGGGATCGCTGCCAGACGGCTGCTACCAGAACACCGGTCAAATAATCTGCGGCCATCAAGGCCACTAATACCTGCATAGCAGCGTCCCAACCTCCCAGTGCCTGCGCTGCGACGGTTCCCACCGCCGCAAACGCCGCAAGCACGCAGTTTTTAATGTGTACAGCGTCCATGCGCTCCTCCTTACTTCGCCTCCACGTCGTCAGCCGTGCCGCCGAACTCGGACGGTACCAGCTCAGGCAGACCGCTGTCGAGCAGGATCTCCGCTACCTTGGCCTTGAGTGCCTTGGGCACCTCGTCGAACTTCGTCTTGCCGAGAATCACTCTCTGTGCAAAAAACATTGCCATCATAATTACCAACCTTTCTAATGAATGTAGAATATTAAACAGCATCGTTGTAGACCTGAACGGCCATTTCAGCGATGCAGTCCTCAATGAAATCGCTGCGGGCGGTCGCGGCGCTGACCTGCGCCTTGAGCAGCTTGTTCTCCTTCTCGCTCTCGACCAGCCGGGCGGAGATCGTGTCCAGCGCGGCCGCTGTGCCGTCTACCGCGCGGGTGTACACGGCGGTGACACTCGTCGGATCGGCGGCTGCGACCGTGGCCGTCTTGAGCGCGTACCCTGCCAGCACCTCCACCGTATCACCGGCATCGGTCTTGACCGTGAGCACGGCAGCATCCAGAGCCAGCACAGCCTCGACCGACGTATCCGCAAACGGGATCGTCAGCAGGTCGCCATCCGTCCGGTAGTCCAAGGCTTTCACATCGTTGATTTTCATGGGTTCACCCTTTCTGCGGCTAATTCGCCGCAACATATTTTGTATACTGGTGCTTGACCGTTTCGTCGTTCAGCTCGGCATAAATTTGCGTTGTCGCCACGTCCTCGTGACCGAGCAGCCGCTGGATAACGGTTACGTCCATGCCGGAGTTCAATGCGTGCGTCGCAAAGGTGTGGCGCAGCAAATGCGGATGGACGCGCTTATCCAGCCCGGCGCGCTCACTGACAGCACGGATCAGCCGCTGAATGGCACGCGGTTTGAGGGGCTCATACGGCGATTTGCTGCTGCAGAACAATCCATCACCTCCCTTCCGCGCCACGAAATACTCTTGCAGCATGAGTCTTGTGCGGACGCTGAAATACACCACGCGGTCCTTATCGCCCTTGCCTGTGACCTTTACCGTCCTGCCGACAAGGTCGAGATCGGCGGCACGCAGCTGCGCGACCTCACTCAGGCGGCAGCCAGTGGACACCAAAAATTCCACGAGCGCTTTCTCCCTGTAGCCTTTGCAAGCGTCGCGCAGGCGCTCCAATTCTTCCACGGACAGCGCCTGCCGTGCGCCTTTTTTGTCCAGCTTCAAGGACTTGATTTTGCTCATCGGGTTCTTCTTGATCTTCTCCTCGGTGTGCAGCCAACCGAAGAACGCGCGTAAAGTGTTGATGTGGGTTTGCAGGCTGGTTTCCTTCAAATGGCGGGTTTCATCAAGGTACGCAATGTAGCCGCGAATGTCGTCTGTGGTGATTTTCGCGGCGCTCTTTTCGACCTTCGCCGCAAAACTTTCGAGGTTCGCTTTGTAGTTTTTGAGTGTCCGCTCGGATAGCCCGTCGATCTTCTTTGCGCCCAGATAATACTTGATCCTGCGGCGCAGGTCGCTGCGTGTCTCGTCGCTTTCGCGCGTGATTGTGTAGCCTTTCAGCAGGTCTGCCAGCGTTTCCTCTGTTATAGCGTCACCGCCCGAAAAACTTCCGAGAAGCCGTCCAATCAGTTCGGTTTTTGCGTTCAAATGTGTTTGCTCCTTTCAAAATTTGATGTATGGACATTATACATCAAGGAGCAAAAAGCGGGCAATTTAGGACGCATTATACCGCTATGGCGGCGGTGATCAACAACAGCGTTGCACTCAACGCGGTGGTTACATCTTCTACCGCTATGACG